TGATCCAAACTACACGGTGGTCATTAACGCCCCGACAAATTCTGGGTTTAATATTGCGCTTGCAGACTCAGCGCAGAGCATCTGGCTCATTATAAATCCAACAGGGACATTTGCTGCTGGATCCGTAACGCTGCCGCAGGCATCAAGCTCGTATGATGGGCAGGAGATCATCATGATCTCAACCCAGACAATCTCAGCGCTTACCATCAACGGAAATGGCTCAACCTTGGTTGGTGTTCCGTTATCACTTGGCGCCGGTAGCTCGTTTACAATCAGATACAACAAGCTCCAATCAACCTGGTACACAATCGTCAATAGCTTGCAGATTGCAGGCATCGACGTGGTCACCACTACAGCGCCACAAACGCTGACGAACAAGACGATAAACCTGAGCAGCAACACGTTTATAACGACATCAGCCGAGCTTCGCGACGCAATCACAGACGAGACTGGAACTGGCAAGGCGGTATTTGCTACCTCCCCAGCGCTGGTCACCCCAATCCTTGGCACGCCATCGTCTGGCAACCTTGCAAACTGTACAGGACTGCCGCCAACCGGATTGTCTGGGATAGGGGCTGGTGTATCAACGTTCCTGGCTGTACCGAGCAGCGCAAACCTGTTGACGGCAATGACCGATGAGACAGGTTCTGGCTTGCTGGTATTCAATACTAACCCGACAATAGATGGCGCAAACTTTACTGGGCACGCTCAAACTGCGCCAGTTGCAGACTTAAGCTCAGGCGGCGTGCTTGACATAGACTGCACAGATAGCAACGTCTTTACGGTGACGATGAACGAGAACGTGGCAACCCTGAACATGACAAGTCCAGCACAAGGCCAGACCGTCAACGTGATATTTACTCAGGATGGCACAGGGTCCAGGACAATTGCTTGGCCGGCGTCTTTTAAATGGCCAAGCGGGTCTGCATCAGCGCTGACAACGGCCCCGAACAGCGTAGATATACTGGTGGCAACATACGTTGGGACATCTTGGTATACAACGGCCCTCAGGAACATGCTATGACGTTTGCCGCTAGGGTTTCAACAGAGACAACAAGCGGCAAGGGGGCCTACTTAAAGTCAGGCTCTTATTACTCAATCGCTTTTGGCTCAACCTCTACGGTTATTTGGGCGATTAACGCTTCAACGCCTGCGACCGTTTTCATAACCGCAGAAAACTATGAGACATACACTTGGCTGACCGGACAAGGTCCAGCCGCAGGCTATAGCATTAAGTATACGCCGCTGCCTGGTAGCGATACCCTTAACGGCGCCAGTGCTGCAACGGGGGTCTGGCTGTCCTTGAGTTCAGCCAGATCATGGTCGTTGTCTGCAGATGTAGGGCAGATGCCAAAATCGGCTTCTGGAGTAATTGAGATTAGCGACTCAGCCGATAATAGCGTGATACTTGCCACGGCAACGGTGTACCTTGACGCGGAAGCATTGAGCTAAAGTTTATGCAGATACCAATTATCAACGGGATATACACTGATAACGGTCCAGACATACGGACCAGCTATCCGGTAAACCTTGTCCCTGTCCCAAAAGATAGCGGTATCAGCACTGGATACTTGCGCCCTGCCAGCGGGATTGTTGCCGACGGCACTGGACCTGGAGTAAACAGGGGCGGCATAGTATGGGACGGCGTTCTGTATAGGGTTATGGGGACGTCATTGTGCAGTATTGGTAACGATGGGTCTGTGACGGTGTTAGGGGATGTTGGCGGGTCAGATGATGATCTGGTGACGATGGACTACAGCTTTGACCTTCTGGCAATTGCATCAGGCCAAAAATTGTACTATTGGAATAAGACAGACCTGGTCGAGGTCACCGATCAAGACCTTGGCCCCGTCCTCGATGTTGCTTGGATTGACGGCTACTTTATGACCACAGACGGTGAATTCTTGGTTGTTACTGAGCTAACCGACCCGACCCAGGTCAACCCGTTAAAGTATGGATCTTCAGAGATTGACCCTGATCCTGTCATCGCAATCATCAAGCTCAGGAATGAGATTTACGCAGTAAACCGCAACACGATTGAGGTGTTTGACAACGTTGGCGGTGACCTGTTCCCATTCCAAAGGATAGACGGGGCGCAGATACAGAAGGGCGGCATTGGAACTCATGGCTGTTGCGTTTTTGCTGAGACCATTGCCTTTCTTGGATCTGGCAGGAACGAGGCGCCGGCAATATACAACGGCAACAATGCAACGGCAACCAAGATCAGCACCACCGAGATTGATGAGATACTGTCAGACTATACCGAGGCCCAACTTGCAACGGTAAAGCTCGAGGCCCAAGTAAACAAAAATCAAAACCATTTGTATGTCCATTTGCCAGACAAGACGCTCGTCTTTGATGCAGCCTCATCAGCAGAGTTTGGGATCAACATTTGGTTTATTTTGACCAGCTCTGCCACAGGCTTCAGCAAGTACCTTGCTAGGGACCTTCTATGGCACAATAACAGGTGGACCATTGGTAACCCTACGTCTGGCGTTATAGGGCACCTAGACGACTCAATAGGCACCCATTACGGCAACAACGTCAGGTGGGAGTTTGGGACCACCATACTATACAACGAGGGCAGGGGTGGGGTTGTCCACGAACTTGAGCTTGTTGGCATAACCGGCAGGGTGGCGTTTGGAGCAAACCCATTGATAAGCACCTCATACTCTCTTGACGGACAAACCTGGAGTCAGGACAGAACCGTATCTGTTGGCGCCGCCGGCCAGCGTCAGAAGCGAATTGTGTGGTTTCAACAGGGGTCTATGAGGAACTGGAGGATTCAACGGTTTCGCGGTCAAAGCGATGCCCACGTTTCTTTTGTTAGGCTTGAGGCCCAATTAGAGCAGCTGGCATACTGATGGCGCTGATACCGACCGTTACCAAGCTAGGGCTTACCAGGGATCAGCTCGCGACGTTCTTAAAGGATCACCAACAGATTCGAGCGTTTGAAAAGCTATTCTCAACGGTGAGCGATACAGACGGCAGCGACTCAGCATTAGAAACAAAAACATTGATTGCTGCCGCCCAAGCAACAGCAAATGAGGCGGTAAATACAAATCACATCGCCACAGACTATTTAGACTTTTCCTTAAATCCGCCGCATACAGACAAGCGAGGGCGCGTTGTTTGGAACTCAACCGATGACACGTTAAACCTGCACCATTCATCAGGTGTTGTCCAACAGGTAGGGCAAGAGCAGTATGTTCGGGTGCAGAATCAGACTGGGACAATCTTGCCCAATGGGACTCTTGTCGGATACGCTGGAGTTGGGGATTTTAACGACCCGCTCGCAACAAAGTTTTTGGCAGGCGGAGTTGGACAGTCAAGGACGGAAGATATTTTAGGGGTCATGACCCAGGACCTTCCTGATTCTGGCGAGATCGGATTTTGCACAAGTTATGGCAGGGTTCGGGGAATAAACACAACCGGATCTTTGGTCGGGGAAACTTGGGTGCAGGGTGACATATTGTATGCCAGCCCAACGATTGCTGGTGCCATCACCAATATCAAGCCAACGGCTCCTGCACATGTAGTTCAGATTGGCTTTGTTCTGTCTGTCAGCGCGACTGAAGGGGAGATATTTGTAAGGATAATTATCGACCAAGATAAATTCTACGGCCAGTTTTTCACAAACATGACGCTGACTGCTGCAAGTATAAACACAGCTTATCCATTGCCTATAGTTAATACATATGTGGCCAATGGGGTTACCATTGGGACCCCAAACTCTAGGCTAATTTTTGGTCAATCAGGCTATTATAGTGTTTCGGTGGTTTATCACTTAATCTCAACCAGCGCCAATCAAAAAACGGCATGGCTTTGGTTTAGAAAAAATGGCGTAGATATTCCCGCGTCGTCAGTCATATCATCGAACACTGGCAACTCAAACTTTTCAGTGGTCAGCAGGGCTGACACCTATTCATTTGAAGAAAATGATTATTTGGAGCTTTATTGGGCTGTAGATGATGTTGGCTTAAGGATGTCAGGGTCTGCCGCCACAGCGTTTGCACCAACATCTCCAGCATTAACCGTCACTGTCGATCAGCTTCAATTGTAGGTTTAAAATGGCAATCACAAGCATAATTCCCGCTAGAGCAATGTCATCAACCCAAACGACTCAGTATACCTCTGCTGGGTTTAAGACGGTGGTGTCAAAGTTAACGGTGACGAATACCGGAACATCCAATACAGTTTTTAATGTCAACCTTGTGTCTGCCAAGGATACTCCGAACAGCGGCAACCTGATCATAAGCCAGCGTACTATTGCGCCAAAGGAGACCTACACCTGCCCAGAGATGGTTGGACAGGTTATTGGCGTCAACGGGTATATTTCGACTTCAGCTGGGTCCTCAGGCACATTAACGATAAGCGCTGCAGGAGACCAGATAGCATGATATTGACTCATGTGAGATACTATGATTATGGATAA